TACAACTGAAACATTAACTACAACTCAAGACGAGTATCAATATCGTTGTTTACTTTCAGCACCTGGTGCAACAACTATACCTTCTAATGCTGCTACATTACAAGTAGAAACAGTAACTGTTGTTGTTACAAACCAACCAACTCCTCAAAGTGTAAACGAAAATTCTACTGCAACATTTACTACACTTGGTGATACTACAATGTCACCTGTAGGTGGTAACGCTGCATCATCTTCATTTGAGGTAGATCAGTTTGATACTCCTAGTGGTGGAGGTGGTGCTGAAGCATCTGGTCAATCATCTCATACACCTGGCGTAACATATCAGTGGGAAAAATCAGATGATGGTGGTGGATCATGGAACCCAGTTGCGGGTGGAACTTCTGCTTCATATACAACAGGAGCTACAACATATGCAGATGATCATAATGATCAGTATCGTTGTGTTATCAGTGCAGTCGGTGCAGCAGCTGATGCAACAACAAATGCTGTTGCATTAGGAGTTTATAGAACATTCTCTATTACTGCACAACCGTCAAATGCAACTGCAAACGAAGGTGCAACTGCTAATTTTGCAGTGACCGCATCTACAAGTAGTGGATCTCCAACATATCAGTGGGAGAGATCTGATGATGGTGGTGCTAACTACTCACCAATAACAGGAGCAACTAGTGCAACTTATACAACACCAACTCTAGTTTTTGCTAATGACAATCTAGATCGTTATAGAGTTGTTGCTTCTCTTGTAGGTGCTGCAGCAAGTATTACTTCTGCACATGGAGAACTTACAGTCTTACGTGTTATAAGTATTGGAACCCAACCCGCATCAACTGCAGTCATTGAAGGTGGACAAGGAACATTTAACATTGTTGCATCTATTACAAGTGGTGTTATATCTTATCAGTGGCAGAAGTCAATAAACTCTGGAGCAAACTGGAGTAATATAAGTGGTGCAAACTCAGCAACTTATACAACTCCTAATACAGTATTTCCAACAACTCCTTCAGAACAGTTCCGTTGTATATTAACAAATGCTAATGCAACTACTGTAACATCAACTGCTGCAACATTGACTGTTAATGAATCTGAGTTTGTAACTGCACCTACAAGTGTCACGCCAACAGTTGATCCAGATACAACTAGAACATTTTCTAGACAACCAGTTATTACTACAAGTGCATTTGTTCCTGAGTATTCGGGGTCAACACACATCTCTACCTTCTGGAGGATAAGAAGAGTTAGTGATAACGTGACTGTTTATGATACTGTAAGTGCTGTTGATGCTGATGGTGACACTGCTAATAAAACATCAATTACAATACCATCTGGATTCCTTGACTTTGATACTGCATATTCAGTTCAAGTTAAATTTAGAGACAATGCAACGCCACCTTTAGAAAGTGCATATTCTTCTGCAGTTAACTTTACAACACCTCTAGTTGACCAACCAGAGATACAAACTATCACTCCTGCATTTAACCCAACAATCAATGTTGATGCTATTGCAATGAAGAGTGGATATAGTCATTCCTCTAGTGATTGGCAGTTCGCTCCTGCAAATACATTTGCAACTATTGTTCACCAATCTCTTGGTAACTCAACAAACTTAAATTCTTACACATTACCTAATGCTGTTAACCTTAGTTCAAATACTACATATTATGTAAGAATTAGATTCAACATCAATCCTACCTAACATGGCAATTGCTTCAAGTAGAGAAGGACTCATAGATTATGCACTACGTCAAAACGGTGCACCAGTCCTCGAAATAAACATAGACGATGATCAAATCAGTGATCTAGTGGATGATGCTATCCAATTTTATAATGAGAGACACATGGATGGTTACATTAGAACTCATCTAAAAGTCCAGTATAATCAGTTAATGTTAGATGCCATGACTACAGATACTGATACTACTGTGACTTCTGGAACATCTAATAATCAGACTCTTACATTTAAAGAACAGAACAACTATATTAAGATGCCACCATACGTAACAACTGTGGTTAAGGTATTTGATTTTGTATCTAAAAATGTCACAAACTTATTTGATGTCAGGTATCAGTGGAGATTGAATGACCTTTGGGATCTTACACAGACAGAGATTCTTACATATGAAATGGTCAATAGAAGATTAGAAGATATCTACTATCTGTTAGAAGGACAGAAACAGATTAGATATCAGATGCGTGGTGATAGATTATATCTTGATTTAGATTTTAAGACTGACGTTCCTGCAGATCAGTTTATAGTTTTAGAATGCTATCGTGCAGTTGATCCTACACAATTTACTGATGTTTATAATGACATTTGGTTGAAGAGATATGTATCTGCACTCATACAAAGACAGTGGGGTGCTAACTTAATCAAGTTCCAAGGAGCACAGTTGCCAGGTGGAATTACAATGAATGGTGAGTTTATATACAATGAAGGTAAGGCAAAGGTAGAAAAACTAGAAGAAGAAATGATATCTAAGTATGAGACACCACCACTAGACATGATTGGATAATGGCAAGAACCACCTTCTTTACACATGGCACTAGAAATGAACAGTTTCTATTGCAGAACTTAGTAGAAGAACATCTCAAAATGTTTGGGATGGATGTCATCTATTGCCCTAGAGAAATAGTGCAAAAAGATGGTGTGTTCAATGAGGAAGTAATTGGTGAGTTTAATGATTCATATTTAATAGAAGCATACATGGAGAACTTTGATGGATTCCAAGGTGGTGGAGATCTATTGACAAAGTTTGGTGTAGCACAGACTGATGAGATAACTATGGTTATATCTCAGCAAAGATTCTCGGATCTTATATCACAATTCCTTCTACTTGATAAAGATTATCAAGCACCAGAAAGACCACAAGAAGGAGATCTGATATACCTTCCATTAACAAGTAATTACTTTGAGATAAAATTTGTAGAACATGAAGAACCATTTTACCAGTTAGGTAAAGGTTACGTATACAAACTGAAAGCAGAACTATTTGAATACAGTGATGAGAAAGGAGATCTATTTGATAGTGATGAGGAACTCGTAGATTACGGTTACACTGTCAAGCATTACTATCTTACTACTGCAGGAACCAATGCGTCTGGAACTCCTGTAGTAGATGGTGGTTCTCTTACTAATATATTCATCAGTGATAATGGTAGCAAATATAATGAGACTCCCCTAATAACTATCACAGGAGATGGAACGGGTGCAACTGCAGAAGCATTTATGGTTAACATAACTGTAAGTGGTGGATCACCAACGTCTTCTGCTGTTATTAGAGGAACAGTTAAAGAGGGACAAATTAGAGATGTTATTATACGAGATGGTGGTGCAAACTATGATGAGGATAGAGCGATTTTAAATGTTACAGCACCTGATAGTGGCGGTATAGCAGCAACATTAGTTCCTACTTTTACCAATGGAACATTGACTGCAATCAATATATTAAGTGGTGGATCAGGTTATAAGAGTGTAAGACTTATAGATATTACTAACGCGGGTAGCGGATATACATCTGCAACTGCTGCATTTACTCCTGCTCCTGCAGGAATAACAGGTGCCTTTACAGTTCCAGAAACTGTTACAGGTGCTACAACTGGTGCAACTGCAAACTTAGTTGAGTGGGATGCACAAGAAGGATGGATCAAACTTAAAACACCAACTGGTACATTTGCTATAGGTGAATTAATTATAGGATCAGAGTCTGGAGCACAGATAGTTCTCGATAGTAGGAATGAGCAAGCAACTGCTGATCCTAAATATTCAGAGAGCGTAACCTTTGAAAACTTTGGTGACGATATCATTGACTTCAGTGAAGGCAACCCATTTGGATTAGTATAATGTTAGGTGCATACACGTATAATAAAATTCTTAGAAAGTGTGTTATTGGATTTGGCACACTATTTAATAATATAGAATGTAGAAAAGAAAATAAAGACGGTTCAATATACAGTAGGATGAAAGTGCCCTTGGCATACGGTCCTCGACAGAAATTTTTAGCAAGACTAGAACAACAGGCAGATCTAAACCAGAAGGTTGCGATCACAGTTCCACGTTTGTCATTTGAGATGACAGGAATATCATATGATAGTTCTAGAAAACTTGCACCAACAACTCTAACATTAAAAGCAAATACAGCGAATGCAGTTAAAAAACAATTTACACCTGTCCCTTATAACATTGACTTTGAGCTTAATGTTATATCAAAAACAAACGACGAAGCATTAGAAATAACAGAACAGATAGTTCCTATTTTCCAACCATCATATCAGATGACTATTAAGTTAGTTGATGATATGGCAGACTTTAGGGATGTTCCTATTATATTGAACAGCATCAATTATAGTGATGACTATGAAGGATCTTTTGATGAGAAGAAGATTACTTTGATTACAATGCAATTTACAGTCAAGGCATATATCTTCGGACCTGTAGGATCTCAAGCACCAATCAAGAAAGCAAAGGCAGACATATACACAGATATGAAAGACGTTGCTACTACAAGACAGGTTGCATATCAGGTTACACCAAAGGCACTTACAGATCAAAACCAAGATGGAACTACAGAACTTGCAGGAGCAATTTCTGCAAGAAATCTTACTATCGAGGTTGTAGATTACGTCAACATACCAACTCAGTCATATATTGAGATTGGTAATGAAGTGATGTATGTAAAGAGTAAAACATCTCCAAACAAACTATCAGTTCGTAGAGCACAAAACGGAACTAAAGCAGCTGCTGCAACTGCAGGAACACCAGTTGATCTTATAGATGTTCAAGATGATGCACTACTCACAGGTGGTGACGACTTTGGATTTAGTGAAACGGTATCTTATTATGAGTAAAGAAGGACTAAATCAAGATTGGTTTGATAAGACTACAGAAACAGAGGTAGTTCCAAAGACTAACAAACTACATCTAAAAAAAGATGAGGGTGATGATGTCATTAAAGACTATGAGTATGCCAGAGGCAACTTATACTCTTTAATTGACAAAGGACAAGAAGCAGTTAATGGTGCACTTGATCTCGCTATGTCATCAGATCATCCACGTGCATATGAAGTTGCAGGACAACTAATCAAACATGTAGGCGATGTTGCTGACAAACTTATGGCACTGCAGAAAGATAAAAAGAATGTCAAAGAGGAAAGCAAAAAAACAACAGTAACTAATAATTCTTTGTTTGTTGGTAGTACTGCTGACCTACAAAAGATGCTCAAACAAGCAAGCAAGAAAAAGGATAAATAAGTTTATGGCATACAAAAGACACGACAAAGACAATAACGAAGTCAGTCCTCAACCAGGCAAGACTACGGTGAACCAATTCGCGGGTAATGAGGGTTGGAGCACAGTCACATATGAAAATTTTAACGCTGACTATCAAGCTCGTAACTCTGATAATAGTGCTAGAACACCTGGCACATTTCAAGCACGTGATAAAGATAACAATGCAAGAACTCCTGCAGCATATCAACGTCACGATAAAGACAACAATCCAGTAACAGGTTAATGGCAACACGCATACCTACAATGTATGGAAGATATTATGTTATCTCTTTTATATGGAGAGGTAGGCAAATGACTTTCACAGTATACAGAGCAAATCTTTCTAGAATGCAAAGACCACAGGCACAAAAACTGTGTGATAAAATGTATCCTGGTTGTAGAGTAATATCATTCCATGAGTCAGATGCAACTGACGGACCTGTAGTTCTCACAACAGAGGAAGCACCAAAAGGTGCAAAGTATGATAGGATGATAAAGCATATAAAGAAATCATATTCTAAGGATGGTAACTTAACAAAGGGTGAGGAAGGTATAGCATATGCTACAGCATGGAAGCATAAAAATAAAAAGAAGAACGAAGAAGTGCAATTAGAAGCAAAGGATTGTGGTGAAGGAATGTATTATTGTAGAGAAGATAAGAAGTGCAAACCAATACCAAAAGGATATCATGAAAGAGAAGATGGATATCTTGTAAAGAATGAGACATACTTCTATGCAGGAGATTCTAAAGAAGAATTTAAAGACAAGGCAGCAAAGAAAAAAGAAAATAAGAAAAAGAAAACTAAAGTAGATGGTGGTTCAACTGATGTTCCTAACTTCCCACAAGATCAAGTCAGCGAAGAAGCATGGCAGAGAAAAGAAGGTAAGAATAAATCAGGTGGTTTAAATGAGAAAGGAAGAAAATCATATGAGAGAGCAAATCCTGGCAGTGATCTAAAGAGACCAAGTAAGAAGAAAGGCAATAAGCGAAGAGCAAGTTTTTGTGCTAGAATGAAAGGCATGAAGAAAAAACTGACGAGTGCTAAGACTGCTAGGGATCCTGACAGTCGTATAAACAAATCACTTCGTGCTTGGAACTGTTAATTATAGGAGACTAAATATGTCTAGAGTTGAAGAATTGCAAGCAGAACTCAGAGTTCTGGAAGCGTTTAGAGAAACAACTCGTGCAACTATTCTACGCTCTATGCTAGAATACGAAATCGCATCAGAGGAGAAGTCTCATGTCAATGGTCAGCGAGGATCTATTAGATCTTGATTGGAAAGATTACGAAGGTATTATAGGACATGATCCTATAACACATAAGTATCAACTGCAGTTAAACCATCACATACATTGGTTTGACACGAGGGAAGAGGCTGAGCATTACTTGAAAATGAATAAAGAATGAGTCAAGACTTTTATTTGGGTAACCCTAACCTTAAGAAGGTAGGGACAGAAATACAATTTACTAAAGAACAAATACAGGAATACCTTAAGTGTAAAGAGGATCCTGTATATTTTGCTAGAAACTATATCAAAATTATCTCTTTGGATGAGGGTATAGTTCCATTTGATATGTGGGATTTTCAAGAAGAACTCATTGAATCATTCCATGAAAACAGATTTAATATAGCAAAACTACCAAGACAGACTGGTAAGTCTACTACCTGTGTGTCATACCTTTTACACTATATACTTTTTAATGATAACGTCAACGTTGGTATTCTTGCTAACAAGTTATCTACTGCTAGAGATCTACTTGGTAGATTGCAACTAGCATACGAACAATTACCACTCTGGTTACAGCAAGGTATTGTCGTATATAATAAAGGAAGTATGGAGTTAGAGAATGGATCAAAGATTCTCGCTGCATCTACTTCAGCATCTGCTGTCAGAGGTATGTCGTTCAACATCATCTTCCTCGATGAGTTTGCGTTTATACCTAACCATATTGCAGAGCAATTCTTTAGTTCCGTTTATCCTACTATTACTTCTGGTACATCCACAAAAGTCATCATTATTTCCACACCAAATGGAATGAATCATTTCTATAAGTTATGGGTAGATGCACAGAAAGGTAGAAATGGATATGCTTGGACTGAGGTACACTGGTCTAAAGTGCCAGGCAGAGATGCGAAGTGGAAAGAAACAACTATAGCAAATACATCTGAACGACAGTTCACACAGGAGTTTGAGTGTGAGTTCCTAGGATCTGTTGATACATTGATAACTGCAAGTAAACTTAGAGTGTTAACTTATGATGACGTAGTAACAACTAATGGATCTCTTGATGTATATGAACAACCAATGAAAGATCATGATTATATTATATGTGTAGATGTATCTCGTGGTCTCGCACAGGATTACTCTGCCTTTGTGGTGATTGATATTACACACGCACCGTGGAGATTGGTAGCAAAGTATAGGGATAAAGATGTAAGACCTATGCTATTCCCAAATATTATCTACAATGTAGCGAACAACTATAACAAAGCATATGTTTTGACTGAGGTAAATGATATAGGAGAAGCAGTGTCTGCTAGTTTATTCTATGATTTAGAATATGAAAATGTATTGATGTGTGCTATGCGTGGTAGAGCAGGGCAAATAGTCGGACAGGGATTCTCAGGTAACAAAGTCCAGATGGGTGTAAAAATGAGCAAGACTGTCAAAGCACAAGGATGCTCTAACCTCAAGACACTGATAGAAGATGACAAGTTACTTGTTAAGGATTACAACATTGTATCAGAGTTGACTACATTCATACAGGTTAAGCAAAGTTTTGAGGCAGATGAAGGATATAATGATGACCTTGTAATGTGTTTAGTTATCTTTGCATGGTTAGTTCAGCAGGAATATTTCAAAGAGATGACCGATCAGGACATCAGAAGACGCATATATGAAGAGCAAAAGAATGCCATTGAACAAGACATGGCACCATTTGGTTTTATAGATGATGGATTAGAACAAGAACAGATAAAAGATGATCAAGGTAATATATGGAGAATTGATATGAACGAAGAAAATCAAGAGAAATGGAGATTAGATGAGTATGGAGACATGGCAAGTCTTTGGGAGTATCGCTAAAGAACGTGCTTTTTCTAAATAATATTAGACAAAAATTGTTATTACATCAGGAGTAAATACATGGCTAGCACGCTTCTATCGCCAGGAGTTGAGATTCAAGAGAGGGATCTGACTGTTGGGTCGATTGAGACGGTTGAAGTAAACGTAGGAGCAATAGCGGGTGCCTTCTCCAAAGGACCTGTTCTTAAACCAGTTCGCATATCA